AGTACGACCCTCAAGTAACTCGCGGTCCCAGCCAAAGACTACACTCACCGCATCTTTAAGGCTGTTAGCAAAACTTTCTCTTTTATAACCGTGGAAATTAACTAGATAATCGGCTATAGTATCCTTGCCGGAACCCATAAAGCCGCAGATGGCGATAATAGAACTCATTGAAAACTCCTAATTGATATACTATTTTATTACAGATAGATTACTATGTCTAGCAGTTTGGTTAAGTACTAGCCCATTATCCAAGTCAATGGTTGTCCACCATCAACAAAGTTTTTAAGATCTTCGTCTAACTTGTCTAATAGTTCTTTAGCTTCTGCTTTAAGTGCAGCACCATTTAGGCTTGTGCCGCCTTGAGGGCCAGCAATACTTTGGAATTTTTCACGTGCTTGACCTATGCTCATCATTGTTAGTGCATAAGCATAGTCTTGTATCCAGGGGAATACCTGCTGGTCGTTAAGCAACATTAGATCTGGTTTGTAGTTAAACACATGTAGCATAACTGTTTCAGTGACAGCCGTTTCTGGAGTGCTAGGAGAACTTACGTAAGTAGATGCTAGTGCCATGTCGTTTACTACTGTTGCGCCCAATGCCGCTGTGTTTAAAAATGTAAAAAATTGTTGTGTAGGATCTACAGTGGTAATAGTATATGTGCCGTTATATCCCGACACGCCGCAACCTGTAATAGTTACAACACTACCAACACTCACACCTTGCCATGGACCTTGATTAGAAATTTGGAATGTAACAGTACTGCCCGGTGCAGTACCAGTGGCTGATAAACTTCGTAATCTTAAGGTAGCGCCGCTACCCTGAAATGGAATTTTACGAACAAGAGTAAGTTTCTTAGTAACTTTGTTCCAGTAGAAGTTCATAAAACCACCGAACATACGCATAGCTAGCTTTTGATAGTCTACAAACAATTCATAGTTAGTCAGCCCACCAACTCGGCCAGCTACTAACATATAAGTGTTTAAATAACCACTAGAAAATGGTTCAAATTGACTAGCTGAGGTGCCTGTTACGCTGCCAATACCACGACGATAAATTTGTTTAACTTCCATAATAGTATTAGGTAAGATGTATTCTTGTGTTTCTGGATATAAATCTAAAAACGCATAACTTTCTTCTACACTATTAGAACTCTTTTGTCGATAGCGGATAAGGGCTTGTTTGATACCCATGTCAAAGTGTTCTTTATCAGCCTCAACATCAATCATACCGTAGCCCAAACGTAGGCGGATATAGTCAACGATGTCGTTTTGTAGACTTTGTACTGTAGTTAACTGAGCTTGAAGGTTAGCATCAAACGCAATTTGTCCCGAGCCTGAACCTGTATATGGATTATAAAGGCTATCTGTTAGAAGACTGCCGGTGGCTGTTAGGTTGCCTTGTGCTGTAACGTTTGCTGGTAATAAAGACATTTAAATTATCCTGTTGTCAAGTATTTATCGTCAACAACAGGATAATTTCACTTACTGAATTTTTAGTAGGACTGTGTCTTCGTTGATGCGGCCTGTAAGTTTGACTTCTGTAGTTTTAATGTTTTCTAAAAACTTACGCAGTTCTACTTTGTTGGCACTCATAAACTCTTTCAACTGTACCTCGGGTTTACGTACAGTTTTCTGTGTACTCTTAGCTTCACTATATCCTGTAATAGTAGTACCTTTAACATTTAAGGCGCCGCCTAGTTCTTCTGCTACGTAACGACCGAGTTTACGTGTTTTAGTATTGTATACCCACAATACCTGTGCCCCAATAATATCAACAGGGCTAATGCTTACTAATTTAAGTGTGGCGTCGTTCTTTAGATATTTAAGTTTAGCTACAAGTTTTTCTTTGGCGGGCGGCTTACGTACACTTGCTTTCTTAGTTGCTTTCTTAACCTGACCGTATTGTGTAAATCCATCAAACAAGGCAGTATAGAATGCATCGTAACGTTTCCAATCTGCTGTTTTCATATAAGCATAAGCATCTTTAAGATCTTCATCTTTAGTTGTTTTGGCTTCTTGGATTTCAGCGTAATGACTCTCAAAGATAGCTACAATTTTACCCAACATAGCCTGCGGAACATTTTTACCTATTAGGTAATCGTATGCTTTAGGATCTACAGTTTTACCTTCGTATAGACTATCTTCCAACTCTAAGAAATGCAGTTCATGCTTCTCTGCTATTGCATTCATACGATCTTGTATTGTAGGCGCCTTAACTTCAATCTTAGCGGCCTTTTCTTTAGGATCAATCTCAACTGTCCGCTCATCTGCGTCATCTAATTCCAATGTCCGATGAACAACACCAATGATATATTTGATATGTCGTGCTAACAGCGGCATACCCTGTGTATGTGCTTTGATCAGTGCAGGAGCAGTTAACGGAGTGTATCCGTCTGTGCTTTTAGCAAAGCGTGTAATAGTTACAGCATCTAGTTTATGGGCAACACCCGCAGTTTGCTTTAACCAATTAACCAAATACTTCTTAAGTTCTTTGCTAGAATAAAAATAGTTATAGTAGCGTAGACTTTGGCGCATATTATGGTCAAACTCTGCTTCGTCCATCTTAAGCGCACGTTCGGTATCCCAAACCGGCTCTCCACCCATTGCTTTTTCATCTGCAAAAATAGGGTCTCTGGTTACTTTAGCTTTCTTCTTTGCACCATCAATTTTAATTGCCATTAGCCATTTCCTTTTCTAACTCACGTTTAACCATTTTGTAGGCTGTTTTTGTATAAGGGTCTATGTCATCCCATTCACTTTCAACTGCCTTAAGTGCCGCCCATAAGTTACGGACACCGCTCATTTCGCCAAACCCTTGTATTTCTGCGTATGCTTCTTCTATAGTCATTATTAACATTATATAGCCTTTTTGGTAATTTGTCAACCCGTTAGTAACACAGCAAACGTTATCATACGTTCATAGTTTGCTATCTCTTCATTGACTTTGTCAACTAATTCTTTATGTAGCCTAGTTTGCTTCTGGTATCTACGACAATTGATTTCTTCTTTACTTATATCTTTAACCATTAGCCCAATATTATGACTGATATTCCACATTTCATGACTATACTTCTTCATACTGTGTATAGGCGCTTCTATGCGTTTTTGTACATCTGGCCAATCTATACTAGTCTGTATCTTATTCTCCATTTTCGTATTATAGCATCTATTTGGTGCGTTGTCAAGAGACGATAAATACTAGATAATTAGGAATTACTAATGCCACGTTTAAGTTTGTACCGTCCTACCAAAGGTAGCGATTATCAGTTTTTTGATAAGACCATCAGTGAAATGTTCACTGTGGGCGGTGTTGATATCAATCTTCACAAGTATCTAGGCCCACAGAACACTGGTAATATCAGTGCTACAGAGGCTGGTGGTACTAGTATCACTAGTATTCAGGACATGCTGTTCTTAGAAAACCGTGACCGCAAGTATGACACTAGTGTTTATACCATGCGTACACAGTTCCGTGTCAACGACAGTGACTTTGATCTTACACAGTTTGGTCTATTCTTAACCGGCGATACTATATTTGCTACATTTCATCTAAATGACATGATTGACACGCTTGGCCGTAAGATTATGGTAGGTGATGTGTTAGAAATGCCGTTCCTTAAAGACTTTTATCCTTTAGATGATACTATTAGTGTAGCACTAAAACGTTTTTATGTAGTGCAAGATGCTACCCGAGCTGCAGAGGGATTTAGTCCGTTATGGTATCCGCATCTATGGCGTGTTAAACTAGCACCGTTAGTGGATAGCCAAGAGTACAAAGATATTCTTAATAACATTGACATGAATGGTGACGGTGTTATCGATGCAGACGACCAAGCACTTGGTAATTTGTTAAGCACCTACAACAAACTTATCAGTATCAATGATGCTGTTGTACAACGTGCAGAAGCTGATGTACCCGCAAGCGGTTACGATACTAGTACTATCTATACAGAAGCAGTTGACGCAAACGGTAATCCTGTAGATCCTAGTGCTCCGGATGCAAGTACTGCTGCACATATTGTAAACGGGCAAGTAGTAGATGCTAGTTCTACTGTAGACGATGCTAGTTACCAAACTATTACTTCACCAACTAAGGTAGAAGGTTACTTAACAGGCGATGGCTTACCACCTAACGGTGCTAGTGTAGCTGCTGGATTAAGTTTCCCATTGGGGCCAAATCTAGGTGATTTCTACTTGCGCTTAGATTATGTGCCTAATAGACTATTCCGTTATGATGGTCGTCGTTGGGTTAAGGTAGAGGATGCGGTGAGAACAAACTTAACACCAGGTATAAACAACACTACTCAACGCAGTGGTTTTATAAACAACCCTGGCAAATTTATGAGTAATGCAGCGGCATGGGACGCAATACGTGTTTCAAGTCCGTATACTCCGCCAGCAAACGCAGCCACAGTATCATTTACTCTAAGCAACGTAAATCCATACGGTACTGTATTGACTAATGTACGTTACGTGACCACTTACGGAGTACGCACTAATCTAAATGGGTTACCTATTACTAGCACTATGGCTAATACCGGCGGCAATATATCATTTACTGTATCGAGTGTACTAAAAGTAGGCGACGTATTAGAATATTCAGTCTACACTCATGTAATTAACGAACGTCAGAGCTTAAGTCAAGCCCTGCGTCCATCAGCGGATAACTTATAATGGCTATAGCAAATCAGCAATTTTTTTATGATGCTCAGATTGAACGCTTCTTAGCGCAGTTCATTCGTATAGTTTCAGGCTTTCAAGTAGAGTTTGGTGCAGATCGAAATGGCAATTTGGCCTATCAACGTGTGCCTGTATACTGGGGTGACAGTAGTCGCCAAGTACAGATGATTATTAATCAAAATGCAAGTGGTAGTGTTATGCCTACTGTGCCTGCTATGACTGTGTACATCAACGGTATTTCCTACGATCGCGATCGTGTTCAACAACCAGACTTCGTTGGTAAAATGAATATTCGCGAACGTTACTACAACGAACAAACACAAGAGTATGAAAATAGACAAGGTAATGCGTTTACTATCGAGCGGATGATGCCTGTTCCTTATACTTTAGAACTTAAATTAGATATCTGGACTAGCAACACTAAACAGAAATTACAATTAATTGAACAATTGCAGGTATTGTTTAATCCTGCATTAGAAATACAAAGCACCGATAATTACATTGATTGGACTAGCCTTAGTGTTGTGTATTTAGACAATATTAGTTGGACTAGCCGCAGTGTACCGATTGGTACAGAAAACCCAATCGACATTGCCACGCTTACATTTAAATTACCCGTGTGGATTAGCCCCCCTGCTAAAGTTAAGAAACTTGGCGTTATTCAAAAAATTATTGCTAGTATACACAACGATAGCGGCGATCTAAGCGAAAGCATACTCAACGACGACAATTTGTTAGGCAATCGTCAATATTTTACTCCATTGATGTACGGTGTACTATTAATTAATAATACATTAACTTTACTTAAAGTCAGCGAGGTTACTGATCCTAGAAACCCAGGGGTTCAAATAATTCCTACTAAGGTAGGAACTAAAGATATATGGAGTAGTTTAATCAATGTCTATGGTGAATTGCAAAATGGTATTAGTCAAGTCAGACTATTGCAAGAAGATGGCATAACCGAAGTTATTGGTACCGTTAGCTATCATCCAACAGACGATACTCAGTTGATTTTCAACGTCGACATAGATACTAAACCAGGTAATACATTGTCTGCCATTGATGCAATTATTAATCCTATTAATGTTACCCCTGCAAGCATTGCTAATCCTACAGTAGGTACACGATATCTACTATTACACGATATTGGTAGTTATAACAATGCACCAGGCGATGGTGCGATTGCTTGGCGCGGTGCAGACGGGACTGACCTAGTGGCGCACGCTAATGATATTATTCAATATAATGGCAGTCGTTGGATTGTATCATTTGACAGCCGTAGCGATACGAGTTTACAATATGTAAGTAACCTGACTACAGGTATTCAATATAAATGGAATGGCGATCAATGGCTAAAAAGTTTCGAGGGCGAGTACAAAGAGGGACTTTGGACTCTAGTCTTATAGAAGGTGTAGGTACTTTTATCTATAGTACTAGCACTCAACGTTATCTTTTCTTATTACGTAATAGCAAAAAATATGCAGGCACTTGGGGGTTAGGTGGTGGCGGAATTGAAGCTGGCGAAAATTTACTGTCTAGCCTATATCGCGAATTAGACGAAGAGCTAGGCTATGACTTTTCAGAAACTAAAGTTATCCCTATTGAAAAATTTACCAGCGACAACGGCCATTTCAACTATCACACTTTCCTTATTGCCATTGACGAAGAATTTGTTCCTATTTTAAATAGCGAACATCGTGGATATTGCTGGGTAGAATTAGAAGATCATCCAAAACCCCTACATCCTGGGGTTTGGCGTACTATTAATTTTGCTAGTGTTGTTGATAAAATTAAGACGTTAGAAGCAGTCTTATAGGTCGCACTCTAATACAAGCTGTCTAAACGTAATCTGTCTAAAATTCAAACAAGGTTTAAGTTCTTCTGGTATTAGGTTAGTACCTTTTGGTGTTACCCATACAAAGTCCACATCGTCGTAGGTATCAATTAATTTTTTATGATTTGAAATCCATTCGCTATGCTCTATAGTAGCATCTTTAGGGTCGTATCCTATAGTACCAGCATAGACATTATTATTCCAACCCGGCTCGTGTCCGTCGAATCCTATTAAATAGATTTTTTTGTGTTCATCGAATGCAGCAATATATGCGGCTGTGGTGCCAGCATCAGCATAGACGTCATATGGTATTAGATAAAATTTACCTGGAAATTCTAATAAGTGAATAGCACTAGAATATACTATATGTTCGTTTGTATAACTACTGCCTGCTATTTCATCTACAATACCGTTGTTTCCGACTGCTACTAAAAAATCAGGAGTAAAATCTCTATATAGTGCATTACACCCGTAGGTTTGAACTGTTCTTGCACCTAATAGGCCACTGGCTTTTTTAAAATTTTGTAGGTCGAATCCTAAGCGATTGACACCGTTACCTATGACTACCGCAGTATTAGAAATTTGTCTGTTAGTCACACGATTGGGTACATTCTCAGTGACAGTTTTCCACACACCACCATTTAGACTGCGTTCAACGATGATATCTTCACCGGTATACCCTCGACGATACTTCTTATTTAGATGTAACATTGATCACCTTTATACTATGTATGTTCCCATTGCTTTAACGTTTGCATTAGTTACGTTTGTTGTAGTTGTCCAGTATACTCTCACATTGCCACCAACCACGTTAGCTGTTAATCCGCCCATATCAATACCGTTGCTTACTACAGCGTAGGTTGTCATATAGGCATTACCAGCACCATCAGTGGTTACAATGGATTCCATACTTTGGAAGTTTGTAGCTCCTTTCTTAGCACTAACTAAGAACTTGGCTGTAGTATACGCTGTTTGGCTGTAGGTTGCGATAACGTATGGTGTATTGTTAGCCACAATATTAACTGCATTTTGTGTGTAGGTTATTTTATTATTATCTAATAAATTAACATCGCCGACTTGATTTACAAGTATACGCTGGGTTGTTGCGCTTGTACCTGTCCAAATTTGAACACCGTCGTTGCCCGCAATAACTTGGTTTAGACCGTTACCGTTAGCAAGTGCACCAATTGTCGACGTAGTTGCTAATACACGAACGTCAATTACGTCTGTTGGTGCTGGCGGTTCTGTAAATGTTAATGTTGAATTAGTTACTTCGTATGCTAATACTGGGAACTGCATTACACCGTTGATACTTACAAGAGTAGCTGATGTTGTGCTGTTAGCTTGTATTGTAAATGTTGTGTTGGTGCCGTCAACGTTACCGTATGACCCAGCGTTACCTGCAAATTGGCGGTCACTGATAATGGTAAACACAGAACCTGCTGTTTGCCATTGTGTACCGTCGTAGAATTCCATGTTTTGGATAGTAGTG